GGCGCGGCGATAGTACCGCCACCCCCCGAGGTCTTGCTGGGTGGACACTTTGGCTTTGATGAGCGCGACAAGGACACAAAACGGGTCAGGGAAGAAGAGGAAAAGCGCCGGGTAAAGATTAAAACGGCACTTTTTGGCCTTCCCCCCGAGGAACGGGAACTCATTACCACAGCCCCCGAGCAAACAATCATGCTTGCGGCGCAGACAGAAATAAATTACGATAGAGTCATGCAGGAAATCGCACAAATATCCGCAAGGATAGAATTTGAGCGTGACGAGCAAGATATTGAGGATTTATTGGAGTTTCTTTGAGAACTACTTGGGTTTATCCATCTGACGGCACAGAGCCGTATGAAAAGCACAATGCGCCCATGAACGAGGGTTTAATGATCTATGGGGACTTTGAGCCTTTTCGATCACCAGATGGGGCAATGATTATGGGCAAGGCCCAATGGCGCGAGCATCTTAAAAAGACAGATTCCATTGAGATGGGCCATTCGGATGTGAAATATGCACAACAAGAATGGAACAAGAAAAAGGAACAGCACCGAGAGCGATTAAAGGGCCAAGTGGCTATGGTTCAAGAGTTTGACCGCCCCGGTGCGCCTATTTCTCCGCATAAAATGTCCAACTTAAATGTGGAAATGGCGAATCGGTTGCATAATCGGCCTATGCCAGAGCGCAAAGAAATGATTAAAATGACCCTTGAACAAATGAAAAGGATGAGGTAAATGGAAAACGAAGTTGTCGCACCCGACACAGTAGAAACACCAGCACCAGAAACCCCGTTAGTTGAAACGTCAGCGGTTGAAGAACCGCAAAGCCGTGCGGACACTATCCGCGAGGCATTATCTAAAAACCCCACCAATCGGGGTAAACACGCAGCAAGCCAGCCCCGTGAATCGGGCAAGTTTGCGCCTAAAGAACCCAAATTCCCAACTTCTGATGCGCCAACCCGCGCAGAAATGCCCAAGTCATTGCGGCTTGAGTTAAAAGATCATTGGGAAAAAGCCCCGCCCGAATTACAACAAGCCATTGCCCAGCGTGAGGCCGATTTTGAGCGTGGGATTAACACCTACAAGAGCCGGGATGCCGAGGCCAAGGCGATTACTGAGTTATTCCAGCCCTATGAGTGGATGCTGAGAAACGAGAACGCAACCCCGGCAACGGCAATTGGGCCATTGCTCCAGACGGCGGCATTGCTGAGAACGGGCACACCACAGCAGAAAAGCCAAGCTGTAGCCCAGATGATCCAGCAGTTTCAGATTCCTTTGGATCAAGTGGCGGCATTTTTTGGCGGTGAGCAACCACAACCCCAAGATAATCAATATAATCAATTAGCGCAACAGGTGCAACAGCTTACGGCACACATCACGCAAAGCCAGTACCAAGCGCAGAAACAGAATGAAAGCCGGGCACTCTCGGTTATCCAGCAGTTTGCGAGCGACCCCGCAAACGTGCATTTTGAGGCAGTCTCTGACCGAATGTTGCAGCTTCTCCAAGCGCCACAAGTGTTAGGTGACACAAGTCAAATGTCAGAACGCGAGAAATTGCAACTGGCTTATGACACGGCGGTAAGGCTTGATCCAACCACGGCGCAACAGATATATGCTCAACAGCAACAATCTATGCAAGCGGCAAATCAAGTTCAACGAGCAAAAACGGCGGCAGTACAAGTGAGGGGCGCACCGAGCGCATCTCCTAGTTTTGTCACAAATCAATCTGACAGACGAGCCGTGATAGCCAATGCGCTCCGGCAAGTCGGTTAAAAAGGAGTAAAGTTATGGCATACGCCAATAGTAATTACTCAGACGTATTAGCAACCACCATTGAATCGCGTTCCGGCATTGTTGCTGACAACGTGACCAAAAACAATGCGTTGCTGACCCGTCTGCGCGAGAAAGGCCGTTACAAGCCCTTCTCTGGTGGTTCGACAATCTTGCAAGAGTTGTCATTCCAAGCAAACAGCACAGCCATGTATTACTCGGGCGCTGAAACGTTGAACATCTCCCCAGCGGATGTGATCAGCGCGGCACAGTTCCCAATTAAACAGGCAGCGGTTGCGGTCACGATCAATGGCCTTGAAATGTTGCAAAACAGCGGCGAAGAGCAAATCATTGATTTGTTTGATGCCCGTTTGGACGTTGCAGAGGCATCCATTGAGAACTTGATCTCGACTGGTATCTACTCGGACGGCACAGCCAACAACGGCAAGCAGATCACTGGTCTGCAAGCTATGGTGGTTGCAAGCCCCAGCACGGGTGTGGTTGGCGGTATTGACCGGGCTACTTGGTCATTCTGGCAAAACCAGACTTTTGACTTTTCCAGCGACCTCGGCGCAAGCGCATCTAGTTCCAACATCCAGACTGGTTTTAACCGCCTGTATGCCAAGACCAGTCGCGGCAGCGATGTTGTTGACTTGATCCTGTTGGATAACAACTTGTGGGGATTCTTTATGTCTTCCCTGCAAAACATCCAACGTTTCCCCGGTTCATCAAAGATGGCAGAACTTGGTTTTGTTGCATCAAAGTACATGAACGCTGATGTGGTCTTGGACGGCGGTATTGGCGGCAACATTCCGACCTCTACTGGTTATTTCCTTAACACGAAATACATTTTCTTCCGACCCCACCAGAACCGCAATTTCGTCCCAATCGGCGATGAGCGTATGAGTACCAACCAAGATGCCATCGTGCGCTTGATTGGCTGGGCTGGCAATATGACTGCCTCGGGACTTCAGTTCCAAGGCATCATGACCGAATAAGGAGTAATCAAAATGGCAGATTACGTAACAGACGGCAAAATTGGCATTGACTTGACGGCGACCTATGCGTCAACCTCTGCTGGTTCTACGACCCTTTTCCCGGTTACTCCGGGAACTCGGGTCAACACCTCCAACAACGGCGTGTATATTTTCGCCCGTGCGGAATCCGACATTGCGGCTTATGACGCTGTGGTCATGTCCACGTATAGCGATAGTGCGTCCCAAACGCCTGTCCTACGCGCTGTGCCTGTCACAACGACTAATGCCGCTGCGTTGGGCTTTCCTATGGTTGGCTTTGCACAAAATGCAATTGCCTCTAGCTACTACGGCTGGATCGGCATTAACGGCATTTTGAAGGTCAGCTTGCTGGTTGCTTGCCAACCTAAAGTGCCTTTGTATACCACCTCAACTGCGGGTAAATTGGACGATACTACTGTGTCGTCTGGTTTCATCCAAGGTATTGTGGCTAATACATCTGCCACTTCTGCATCTGCACCATTCTGCGTGGTGAACAATGCAGGCTTGATGACTTCTAATCCAGTCTAATAGCGGACGCTCTCTCCCCAAAAAGGAGAGGGCTTTTTAATGAGTTTTTTACCTCTCAAGATAACTGGTAAATGTGTCGCAGATGATGAGACACTATTTACAAACATGGAATCCGCGATAGCGCGGGGACTGCCACAAGTCAAGCAAAGCGAACCCCCCAAGGATGGGACGATTGTTTTGGTGGCTAGTGCGCCAAGTGTCAAGGGACAAATAGAACTTATTAAAAAAATGAAAGCCCAAGGGTTGCCCATAGTGGCGATCAAAGGGGCGCACGATTGGTTAATTGACAATGGGGTGATGCCAGATTACGCATTGGCAATTGACCCCCAAGAACATCGCATTTCTTTTTATAAGCCCCAAGACGGGGTGCATTACATGATTGCCTCACAATGCCATCCGGCAATGTTTGACAACTTGGAAGGCCGCAAAGTCACGATTTGGCATCCTTATGTGATGAAGGGCCAAGACCGCCCCGCTAAGTCATTGCTGATTGGCGGCGGGACTACCTCGGGGCTTAGGGCTATATCGCTGTTTTACGTTTTGGGTTGGCGGCACTTTGCTTTGTTTGGCTTTGATTCATGTAATGATGGCGAGACTCTCAGGGTCAACGGGGATGGGCTTAAAGAAGGTGACAAACTACTTGAGGTTAGGATTGAGCCTGATGGTGAGCCGTTTTATTGCAATGCGTCTATGGCTTTGCAAGCAGAGCATTTCCAGACTTATTACGACTATTTGCCTGATGCCACTTATGAGGCGTATGGGCATGGCCTGATTCAAGCAATCATTAAAAAACGCACAGAAAATGGCGCGGCATTGCAGCAGATCATTGACCAAGATTACAAGCCAAATGACCGGGTTTCGTTTATCCATTGGGGGGATAAGACCTCGGCAAGTTGGCGGTATCGGGCAAAAATCCCAAGTGCGGGATGGGCAAACATAAATGATTTGCTGGCAGATACTTTGATCTTTGCCAAACCCCAAGCCAATGAATTGATGGACATGGCACGGGCCAAAGCCCGAGGTGCATGGATTGTGGTTGATTTCTGTGATGACCATTTTGATTGGACACATTACGCCGAGGCATTGCGCCTTGCTGATGTGGTGACCTGTCCAACCGAGGAAATGGCCCGTAGGATTAAAGCATTGGGCCGAGATGCGGTGGTTATTCCAGACCCATTTGAATACCCAGAGGCCATGCCCCATTGCAAGGGGACTAACCTTTTATGGTATGGACACGCTGTCAACAAGCACAGCTTGCAGAGAATATTGCCGGACTTGGCAGATTACCCGTTGCGGGTGGTTTCCAACTTTGGGGGCACAATTCCTTGGTCTTATGAAACCATGTTGGAAGAATTTGCCCGAGCCGATATAGTAGTGATCCCGGCAACCGAAACCTACAAAAGCGCAAACAGGGCGATTGAGGCGACCAGACAAGGTTGTTTTGTGGTGGCAGAACCTCACCCATCACTTAAAGGTTTTCGCGGGATTTATATCGGCAACATCAAAGAAGGCATTGAATGGACACGACAGCAGAACGTCAGGAGCGATATTTTGGTGGCACAACAATACGTGAAGGAAAAATTTACGCCGCAAATACTGATCAAAATGTGGAAGACAGCTACGAAACGGCCTATAACCTCGGATGTGGAACTAAAAAATGGGACGGTTGGATAAACGTTGATTTGCATTCAAACGTTTCTGATCTGAAATGCGATTTGCGAAAGCTGGAGATTGCAAGCGATAGCGCCGATGCTGTGGCGGCAATTCATGTTTTAGAGCATTTTTACGAATGGGAAGTGCGGGATTTGCTGATTGAGTGGATGCGGGTTCTTAAACCCGGTGGCAAAATGATCCTAGAATTGCCATGTATGGATAAAGTGTTTGCTTACATCCATAACTGTGTGGTCAGCAAAGAACCCATCCAGCCGTTTATGTCGCTGTTTGCTTTGTATGGTGATCCCAAATACAAATCTGAGGCTATGTGTCACAGGTGGGGATGGTTTCAAACCCCCTTGCGTTTGATGCTGGAATCTGCGGGGTTACAGCGCATAGAGTTTTGCGAGCCGCGCTACCATTTTCCATTTCGAGACATGAGGATTGAATGCTACAAGGGGTCTTGAGCAACGATCAGCGCCACGCGCAAATGGCCTTGGCAAAAGGCCAAATGCTTAAAAAGCGGGGCAAATTTAACGACAAGTGGGCATCCATTGTTTGCTACGGGCCAAGCCTTGCAGACACTTGGAAAGTCATCAAGCGCCCAATTGTGACTGTCTCAGGGGCGCATGACTATCTGGTGGACAGGGGCATAGTGCCCGATTTCCATGTGGATTGTGACCCCAGAGCGCACAAGGCCAGAATGCTTAAAAAGCCCCAGAAGGGCACGATATACCTTATGGCATCTGTGTGCCACCCAGACTTTTGGGAGGTCTTAAAGGGCCATAAGGTGCGTTTGTGGCACTTGATCAATGGGGATGATCTGGAGACTGTGGCATGGGTTGCCCAAAACCACCCCGAGGGCATGAAATGTTTGATTGGCGGGGGGTCTACTGTGGGCATGAGGTCAATGAATGTGATGGCGGCGCTGGGTTACAGGCGGTTTCAGATTCATGGGATGGATTGCAGTTTTACCACCCAGAGACACGCCGGGGAACATTTGGGCAAGGAACAAGATAAAATATTTGCAAAGGCTGGAAACAGGGTTTTTCAGACCACAAAGCAAATGTTACAAGCGGCGATGGAGATGGAGCAATTCATCAAAACTCAGGATGCAGAGGTTGCATTTTTCGGTGATGGTCTGATGCAAGAGACCGCAATTCAACTAAGGGGCTAATATGAGAAACGAAGGCGCTGGCTGGACAGATGAGAATTTTGCAGACAACAACCGGGGAAAGATGCACATTTTCTTTCATGCGGTACAGGTTCAAAACAACCACAAAACCGCACTAGAAAAGCGTCCAATCTTTGAAGAACGCATTTTTATCAAGAAACTTGTGCCCGGTGACTCGACTTTGGTGGTTGACCGCCCCATGCGAATGCAAGACATGGAAGATTTCCCTGTGGAATGGGCGCGATTTGAGCAAAAGAAAGAGCAAAAAGTCACGGGTACGCCTATTGATGCGTGGATGGCAATTTCTGAGACCCAAAAGGCCGAATTTAAGGCTTTGCACATTTTCACCATTGACCAGTTTGCCCAGCTTGCAGACTCGGCTGGCAACAAAATCATGGGTTTTAACGAATTGAGGTCGAAAGCACGGGCATTTATAGACGCTGCCCAAGATTCTCAGTTGATGGACAAGATTCGCGCCGAAACCGATGAAAAATTGCAGGCCCAAGAGGTTGAAATGGCGAAACTCCGTGCGATGATTGACGAATTGTCAGCGAAGAAAGCTGGCAGACCCAAAAAGGAATTGGTGGAATAGATGTCCTACACATTATTGGAGTTGGTTGATCAAGTCTCGGGCGAACTCGGGTTAGTTCAACCGACCTCAGTAATTGGGTCAGCTACCAACCAGACACAGCAAATTCTTGCCTTGGCCCAGCGCCTTGGTAAGGATTTGGTAAGGGATTTTGAATGGCAGCGTTTGGTGCAAGCGTACATCTGGCAAACCCAGACAGCAATTACCACAACGGGCAACATTACCGCAAACAGTAGCGTTATTACCGCAATCCCCTCAACGGCTGCATTACAAGTTGGTAACGTTGTTACGGGTACGGGTCAAGCGGCATTTGCTGAGATTTTGACCATTGACAGCAACACGCAAGTGACGCTGAATATGCCTGTAACCACTAGCACGGCCTCGGTTAGCCTGACATTTGCCAAACAGGACTACGATTTACCCGCTGGGTATGACCGCATGATTTCAGACACAAACTGGGATCGGACAGACCATTGGCGTAATCTGGGAACTAAATCAAGTCAGGATTGGCAATTCTTGCAGGGCGGCATTATCAGTATTGGGCCACGCGAGCGCTATCGAATCTACAACAACAAATTCCGAATATTCCAAGCCTTGACCACAGTCTATAACTTTTCGTTTGAGTATGTCTCAAATTATTGGGTTTGTGCGACTGGGTCAAGCGTTGGGTCAAAAGCGGCATATACAGCAGATAGTGATACCTGTATTTTTCCCGATGACCTGATGATGGCGGGATTAAAGTTCTATTTCTTAAAAGCCAAAAAACTGGACTTTGGGGTAGAACTGGGTGAATTTACCCGTGCGCTCAGTTACTCAAAGGCGCAAGATGTGCCTGTATCCAGCATGAGCCTAGCCCCAGTTGGAATGAACCAATTGGTAGGCCCGTGGAGTGTGCAAGATGGTAATTGGCCTACAGTCTGATGCTTAATCAATTTAGTCGATACGGGAAGATGCGTACTCAAGCAAGTACGACTGTGAGCATTCCCGCGCCTATTGGGGGATGGAACGCCCGAGATTCGCTAGGTGCAATGGCGGTTGAAGATGCCGTAACCCTAACGAATTGGTGGCCCGGTACAAACTCGGTGATCTTGAGAAATGGTTATACAAAGTGGGCCACAGGAATTACAGGACAAGTTGAATCGATATTGTCGTATTCTGGCGGCACATCAAATAAGCTGTTTGCCGCTGCCACAACCAAGGTTTACGACATCACAAGCGGTGGTGCGGTGGGGTCACCAGACCTAACCAGTTTGACCAATGCGCGGTGGCAATACGTGAATATGCGAACCACGGCGGGGTCATATCTGATGATGGTTAACGGCGCTGACAAGCTGAGATTTTATGATGGGTCAGCTTGGCACAAGGACGGGGACGGCGCTGGATGGGACATAACTGGGGTGGATACCTCAACTTGCGTCAACATCAACCTGTTTAAAAACCGAGTTTGGTTGGTGGAAAACGGGACAATGAAGGCTTGGTATCTGCCTATTAACTCAATTGCTGGGGCGGCTACAGCGCTGGACATGAGCAGTCTGGTGATGATGGGCGGCTACATCATGGCGGGAATGAACTGGACGCTAGACGCTGGTTATGGCATGGATGACTATTTGGCCTTTATAACTAACAATGGCGAGGTTTTGGTGTGGCGATTGACTGACCCCACCACCCCCACAGGCATCAGCTTAATTGGAGTCTACAACATTGGTGCGCCTATAAATCGGCGGTGCTGGGTAAAGTTTGGCGGGGATTTGTTGATCATCACGCAAGATGGCGTAGTGCCCATGTCGGGTGCGTTGCAGTCATCCAGACTTGACCCGAGGGTAAGTATCACCAATAAGATTCAGTACGCCATGAGCGCTGCTATATCGACTTATGGGGCTAATTTTGGTTGGCATTTGCTGTATTACCCAAAAGAAAACCAGTTGATTCTTAACGTGCCGATTGCCGAGGGTAGCCAGCAACAGCAATATGTGATGAACAACATCACTAAATCTTGGTGTAATTTTACGGGCTGGAACGCTAACTGCTGGGAACTATACGAGGATAATCCTTACTTTGGCGGTGACGGGTTTGTGGGGTTGGCGTGGGATGGAACTGTTGACGATGTAAACAGCATCCAGAGTTTTGCCATACAGAGTTTTCAGACCTACGGCGTACCTTCCCAAAAGCAATGCCAGATGATCAGGTTTCACCTATTCACCAATGGGTCACCAGCACTTTACGGCAACGTGAACGTGGATTACAACTTGTCCGATTTAAGTGTGCAATTGGGCACTACGGCACAAGAATATGGATTGTGGGATGTGGCGCTGTGGGATCAAGCAAATTGGGGTGCTGGGCTAATGCCAACGGCTGAATGGCAAGGCGTAACTGAGATTGGCTACACATTTGCGCCAATTATCAAGACAGCGACAAACGGGATTCAAGTTCAATGGGTAGCATCTGATTTGGTTTTCCAAGGCGGCGGCACTTTGTAAGGGGATATAAATGCAATTATCAGAAAAAGCACAACAACTACGTTCTAAGGGCCGAGGCGGGGATACTATCCTTGCTCACATAAACCCCACAGAGGCGGCAATGTTAAAGGCTATGGGCGGGTCTGGAACGACCAACCCAAAAACGGGTTTGCCTGAGTTTGGTTTTTTTGATAACCCAATCGGTGCTGTAACTAACTTTATTGCCGCACCATCTACCGCTTTTGCTGGTACATCTACCCCTGCTGCGCCAGCTACGCCCGATTTCACGGCGGCGGCTAATGCTCAAGGAGTGGCTAATTTAGAGGCTGCAAGAACAACCGCCAAATTATCAAATCCCAATATTGTTAATCCTTACGGGACGCAGACTGTTACTTATGCCAATGATCAGCCAACAGTAACCCAGACGCTAAACCCAATGGCGCAAAAGGCGCTGACTTCCCAACAAAGTCTGCAAGCAAACATGGCAGACTTGGCAAATACGGGATATGCCAATGCTTTTGGGGTGTTAAGCAAACCTTTTTCCTTTGGTGGGCCAGCCGTTCAGACTTCTTTGGCATCACCGGGAACATTGCAAGCTGGGCCTACAAGCCGTCAATATGGCACGGCACTAGGCGGTGTAAATGAACCTAATTTGCAAACTAGCCTTGATTTAAGCGGTGTAGCCAAGATGCCTGTAAACGCTGGAATGACGGCGCAAGAGGCAATCATGGCCCGTCTTGAGCCTTCATTGGCAAGAAACCGGGTTAGCACAGAAACCCAATTGATCAACCAAGGTTTGCGCCCCGGTACAGAGGCTTACGACAATGCCGCCAGAATCCTTGGACAACAAGAAAACGATCAGCGCACACAAGCGGCTTTGCAGGGCTTAAACCTTGACATGAGCGCCAACCAACAAGGCTTTGGACAGGCTTTAAACGCTGGTCAATTTGGCAATACCGCACAGCTTGCGGGGTTTGGTGCTGGTCTGCAAAACCAACAAGCCGCCAATCAAGCAATTGCACAAAACTTTGGTCAAGGCCAATCGGCGGCACAAGCCAACAATGCAATGGTTGCTCAACAAGCTAACCAAAATATGCAACAAGGCCAGTTTGCCAACACCGCCCAACAGCAAGCAATGGCCCAAGCGTTAATGCAAAGACAATTGCCGATCAATGAGATTTCTGCAATTACAGGTCAATCGCAAATACAAAACCCACAGTTTGCCGCTTATCAGGGGGCGAACATTGCGCCAGCACCAATTGCAAATGCGGCGGCACAAACGTCAGCATTCAATCAAAATTTGTATAACCAACAAATGAATGCGGCAAACGTAAACACGGCTGGTCTGTATCAACTTGGTTCATCATTGCTGGGAAGATAAAAAATGGCTGATATAAATTTATCCCCATATAGCGCAGAATCCGATGCGATTGCGCGCAAATTGCGTATGGCTGAAATGCTTAATCAGCAGGCCATGCAACCGCTAGAAATACCGCAACAAATGGGTGTGCCCATTAGTCATTTTGCTGGTTTAGCAAAAATGCTGCAATCTTACAAAGGCGCACAAAAAGAAAAAGAAGCTAAAGACGAGGCCAAAGCATTGGCGGAAAAGTACCGGGAACAAAGTCAAAATGAGGTTGCATCATTTCTTGATGCTATACAAGGTAAAAAAGAAATTGCAGGGCAATTTATTCCTCAACAAAACTTTACCCCAAGCGGTGCTGATTTGGTTCAAGGCCCAGAGGCCGCGCCATTGCCTAGAAATGATATGGGCGAGGTTATTCAACAAACTTATTACAAGCAAGCAGAACCCGCTGTAGCCCCTGATATGCAAAAAGCCCTAGCGGTTGCATTGGGCGCACAGGCTAACCCAACCATCCAAGCGGCTGGCGGGGCTTTGCTTAGTAGCATGATGAAACCCGCAGAATCAGCGTTTGCCAAACTTAATCCCAAGGATTACACGGCTGATTCAGTCAAAGTGTTTATGGCTACTGGTGGCAAAGATTACAGTCTTTTAAAACCGCTTGAAAAACTAACGACAACCGACACAAATGGCGTAATACAAGCAAGAAATCCTTACACATTTGAGCCTGTTGGCCCAGCAATATCAAAAGAAATTGACCCGGCAACAGTTGCGCGACTTAAACAAGAACGCGAATTGTCAGATCGTGCATTTGGTCAACTTAGCGCCAATCAACGGGCGCAATTGGCTAATGACGCTGCGCGAATTGGAATTAGCGCACAAGAATTGTTTTACAACACAGGCATCCAAGCGGGTGGTGGCGCTATGGGTGGCGGGGTTGCACCGCCCATGGCCCAACAGCCAAACGCGCCTACGAGTGCGCCTTCAGCTATGGGAGCGCCAGCCGCACCGCAAAGGCCCAGTTACACGCCATTGGGACAAATGCCCATGGGCGGTACAAATTTGCCACTTAAAATGCAAAATCAAATGGCTTTGGAAAATTTGCAAGCAGATGCTAAAAAAGCCAGAGGTATGCAGGGCATAGGAACTGTCATTGATCAAGCAAGAAATGTTTTGACAGGCAAGACAGTCAATGAAAAAGGCGAGGTTGTACAAGCGCCATTGCCTACCCAAAGTTATTTAGGGGCTGCTGGAGATGTGCTGGCAAGCGTTGCAGCTAGATCACCTCAAGGTGCGGCGCAAGCTGATCAATTGAAGGTTTTAGGCGGTGCGTTGGTTATGTCCATGCCTAGAATGGAAGGGCCACAATCAAACGCTGACATGATTCTTTATCGTGAAATGGCTGGACAAATTGGCGACAATACTTTACCCGTTGCAAGGCGTTTGACTGCTTTGGGCGAGGTGGAGAGGTTATATCGTAAATACGATTTATCGTCACCTACCGCACCCGAGCCGACACAACCAACACAACCAATGACGGGTCAACCCCCGCCCGGTGCTGTCAGGAGAATTAGATAATGTCTACCTTCCAAGTTGACATTGGCAATGCCACTTATGAGGTAGATGCGCCTGATGAAACAACAGCATGGAAAATGGCTAATCAAGTTCATACTATTGCCCCATCTGTTGCGCCCAAACAAAATATCAATGAATCTATCCTTCAACAGCTAAAGCCCCCGCCTAATGCGGCGGCGAGTGGTTTGTTGATGGGCATAAAAGACCCAATCAATGCTGGCGCACAAATAGTCTCTAGCATGATGCCCGAGGCAATCAATCGTGCTGTTGACTTTCCATCTTTGCGGGAAAGCGAAAACCCATTGGTTAAAGCCTTGGCAAGCAGGGTTTTAGCCAATCCAAGGCCAGAAGCTATTAACGAGGAAATCCGCAAACAAGAACGCGCCTACCAGCAAGAACGCCAGCAAACAGGCGACACGGGTTTTGATACAGCGCGAATGGTGGGCAATGTGTTGCCGACAATGGCGGCGGGTATTGGTGCTTTGCCAAAGGCGGCAATGTCAACCATTCCTAGATTCTTGGCATCATCGGCGGCATTGGGCGCGGCAACCAGTCAATTGACCCCGGCGGTTAGTCTTGAAGAGCAAAAGAATTTCCCGCAAACAAAAGAAAATCAAGCAATGTTTGGGGCAATGCTTGGCCCTGCCGGGACAATTATTGGCAAAGGATTGGGCGCTGGTGCAAGCAACATTGCACAGCGATTTAGTGAATCATCCGCAGCAGATGCGGCAAAACTCAAACTTGCTGAATTGCTGTCTAAAAGCGGCGTGGGTAATATTTTCCAAACGGGTGGTGCTAATCCTTTGGCCCAAGTTGAGGCTAAATTGGCAAGCACCGGGCCGGAAGGAACAATTGCGGTAGCTGGGCGCGGTAGAACCTTGTCGGCATTAGACACACTTGCCACGTTGCCCGGTCAAGCAAAAGATTTGGTAGAACAGTTTATCCATAACCAACAAGCTAGACGCGCAAGCAGACTTGTTACGGCGGCTGATGAGGCATTGGGTACAGGTGGCAAATCTTTCACGGGCGCAATTGGCGATTTGATTGAACAGAAAAAGACCGCCGCAGGGCCGTTATATGACCAGTTAAAGGGCGTTTCTTTTAAAGTGGATGATGAGTTAGCCTCAATTATCCAAGCCTCTAAAAGCGCTCATGGTAGTGCTGAATTGTTGGCTGAATTGAAACGCGCAACACCTATTGACATATCCAAAATTAAAGCGGGTGACGATGTACCCTTAGATGCCTTGGATAAGGTCAAGCAAGCGCTTTACACATTGGAAATAAACTCAAAAGGCGACTTTGGTAAAAGCACTCCAATCAGTAGCGCATACAGCGACTTGCGTAATGCGTTAACTCAAAAACTTGATGATTTAAGCCCTAAAGACAAAAACGGGTCTATTTACAAACAGGCTAGAGATGCGTTTGCTGGGCCAAGCCAACTAGAAGATGCTATTCGGGTTGGGCGTGATGCAATAAAAAAAGACGCTATTGCGGTTGCTGATGCCACAAAAGGCATGACCCAAAGCGAACTTGACGCATACCGCATTGGTGTATTGCAAGCCTTGAAAGACAAGGTAGGGACAGAGGGTGGGCAAACCTCATTGCTTAAATTTTGGAAAGAACCTAAAACTAGCAGTGTGCTTAAAGAAACTTTTGGCAATGATTACAAGCAATTTGCCGCTGATGTTTTGCGTGAAAGCAGACTTAAAACTATTGAATCGGTAGGCCGTGGATCACAAACAGCGTCAAGGCTTGCGGCAATTGAAGATGACAATTTAAGCAATGTTGTCCAAGCTGGTCAAGCGGGTGCGGCGGCGGCGGCGGGTAATCCTTTTCCGGCATTGGGCACATTGTCAAAGATGATCACCAAGGCCAGCACCCCAGAGGCCACGCGCAATGAATTGGCTAAATTGCTACTCCAGCAAGGGCCAATGGCAACAAGGACAATCCAACAACTTCCCGCCCAAGTACGGGCCTACAACGAAAAACTTGCAAACCAAGCGGCTTTAGCAAATGCTTTGGCTCAACAACAGCAAAGGTAAATCATGTCCTACAACGGCTCTGGAACATTCCAAATCAACACATCTGGGCAACCAGTAGTTACGGGCACATCTATCAGCAGCACAGTTTTTAATGCGCTGACGGCTGACCTTGCCACGGGTTTATCAACTGCCATTACCAAGGATGGACAGACCACTACAACGGCGCGAATTCCCTTTGCATTGGGGATTAACTCTACATTGGTGACAGATGCGACAAACACCACATCTGGGTCAATTATTACGGCTGGCGGGGTAGGCATAGCCAAAGCGCTTTATGTGGGCACTACGGCTAACGTAGCGGGTGCTGTGACCCTTGGCGGTGTGGCTACATTTAGCGCACAACCAATCTTTTCTAGCCTGACGGCATCAAGCGCGGTGGCTACTGATGCGTCTAAGGGTCTTGTGAGTGTTACTAATACAGGCACAGGCAACAATGTATTGGCTACAAGCCCCACGCTAACCACACCTGTTTTGGGTACGCCATCTAGCGGCACTTTAACTAACTGCACGGGATTGCCTGCATCCACAGGAATTACTGGAACGCTTGGAACGACCAACGGCGGCACAGGCTTAACTTCATTCACCGCAAATGGTGTGGTTTATGCCTCAAGCTCAAGTGCGCTGACCACGGGTAGTGCGTTGAATTTTGATGGGACAAACTTGGGTGTGGGTAGTGCATCACTTAGTTCATCTTCTGGCAGAACTGACTTTACGCTTAATGGTTCTTCATCTGGCGGCATCATTTCGTTTGGCAATGGTGGTGTTCGCAAGGGATATTTGTACCAAGATGGAACTGATTTTTCTATTGCCAATGAAGTCTCTGGAGCTTTGCGTTTCATCAATAACGGCTCAGAACGCGCCCGTATCGACTCCAGCGGTAACTTGGGATTGGGTGTTACGCCTAGTGCTTGGGGAAGTCCATTAAAACCAGCAATAGAGTTGCCAAATGGTGTTTATGTAACTTCTTACAATGGTGGGGCACTTTCTGCGTATTTTGGTGCAAATAATTATTACAACGGAAGTTCTTACATTTATAAAAATAATGGTTATGCAACTCAATATGCACATGGAAGTGGTGGTGCACACGTTTGGAATATAGCACCATCTGGAACGGCAGGAAACACCATCTCCTTCACCCAAGCAATGACCCTTGACGCAAATGGAAAACTAACCATTGCTCGGACAGATGGCACAGGTATACAAGCCATAGGTGTTTACAACACAACAACAGCAAGCTCTGGTAACGTGGTTGTTATTTCTGATGGGGTTTTCCAACGTTCAACTTCATCTGCTCGATTTAAAACTGATGTAGAAACCATTGACGTTCAGTACGCACAAAATATTCTAAATGCACGACCTGTTTGGTATCGCTCTTTGTGTGCTAATGATAATAAAGATTGGGGTCATTGGGGATTCATTGCTGAAGAACTTGCAGAAATTGACCCCCGCTTGGTTTATTGGAAAACAGAAGAAACCACGTTTGTTACAGAAGAAATTGATGGTCAGTCAATTACAAAACAAGTATCTACAAAGCTGGATACCCCGATTGCTGATGGCGTTCAATACGACAGATTTGTTCCATTGCTTTTAAAACAGCTTCAAGAACAACAAGCCCTCATCACAACCCTGACTGACCGAATCACAGCACTTGAGGCGCGTAATGGTTGACAGCACAGAGACCCGTTTGGCGGTGCATGAAGCGGTATGTCTGGAAAGATATAACGCTATTGACCGATCATTGCGGGACGGCGATAAACGCATGACAAAAATAGAAATGCTTTTGTATGTGCTGATTGTTGCTGTGCTGTTTGGGCCGGGTGTAGCTGGCGAGTTCGTCAAAAAGATTTTGGGGATATGAAATTGACCCAATCACAGCGTTTGCCTTATGCAAAGGGGCGTATGAGGGCATAAAAGGCTGTGTGGCCGTCTACCAAGACCTGAAGAAAACCGGGTCTGATCTGTCAAAGATCACGGGTGAAGTTGGCGGGGCATTGTCGGGGTTTTTTAAGGGTCAGGCAGAACTTGAGGCAGGCCATGAAAAAACAGAGGTTCAGCGGGAAGAAAACAAGCGCAAAGGAATCAAAGACGATTTAGCCAGTCAAGCAATTGACAATGTAATGTACTTGCGGCAAACCAAGCAGTTTTACGCCGACTTAGAGAGAATGGTGCGCTGGGAGATGGGGCAACCCGACCTCTGGCGTGAATTCGTGGATGAGTATCAGCGGCTACTTGATCAAAAAGCCGAGGACAACGCAAGGGAACTGCACAAAAAACGGGTGGCTGAATGGCGGCGACAAAAGTTAAAAAACAAAATACTGGACAGGGCGCTGGAAACGGGGCTGGTTCTTTTCGTAGCCGCTTACCTGATTATTCTGATGTGGATGATCAGTCTGCACCACAAGGGCCGTCTGGGTATGTTTTTGTCCTAATACTTTTTGTCATTGTTTTTGCGATGTTGTTGCCGCTGATTGGCATGATGTACGTGGATACTATGGTGACCAAGCGCGAGGCCAAAGCCCAAATGGAAAAAGTAGAAAAATTGCGAAAGCAAATCGAAGAGGAAAGAAAAAATGCTAACCCTGTTTTCAAGCCTAATTAGTTTTTTGATGGGCGGTCTGCCCAAGATACTTGACTTCATTCAAGACAAATCCGACAAAAAGCATGAACTAGCATTAGCCGCAATGCAGACAGAAAGGGAACTGACCCTCAAAAAAGCCGGGTTAGAGGCCCAAGAGCGCATCGAGCATATTCAAACCGAGCAAATTCAAATTACCGCTGATGTGCAAATGATGCAAGCCCAAATGCAAGAGCGTCAAGCCCTATACGCACACGATATAGCCTTGGGGCAGGGTGCATCTACATGGGTGATCAACATGAGGGCTGCGACCCGTTCAGTCATTACATACGGAATGTTTGTAATGTTTATGTTTGTTGAGGTGTTTGGGTTTTACTATGCTTGGCACACCGGGGTGGCCTTTGACGTTGCGCTAAACCAATTGTGGGATGACGATACACAAATTATCTGGTCATGTATTGTGTCGTTCTGGTTTGGCGGTCAAGCATTCAAATCGAAATAGGGGCTTGATTTGGTCTTTAACTGGGCGTAGAAGAAAGCCAGAAAACTCTACGCATCGACATCCTCAAATGCTGGCTTAACACCCCAAATAAATATAGCATGAACATAAGCCCTAAAGCTATTGAGATGATCAAGCACCATGAAGGGGTGAGGTTTAAGCCTTACCGCTGCCCAGCAAAACTATGGACAATAGGAGTAGGCCATGTTTTATACCCAGATCAAGGAAAAATGCCAATTGATCAAAGAGACAGTTATGGGTTACGCCCAGAAGATAATCGCACGTTTTCAGCAGAAGAAGTAAATGGGATTCTTAGAGCTGATCTGCAACGCTTCGAGCGTGGGGTGCGTCTTTTCTGTCCTGTCGATCTTACACAAGGTATGTATGACGGGCTTGTTTCTTTTTCTTTTAATGTCGGTCTGGGGACACTCCAGCGTTCTACGCTACGCCAAAAGATGCTACGAGGCGATAAAGCGGGCGCTGGTGAGGAATTCTTAAAATACTGTATGGCAGGGGGCAAAATCTTAAAAGGCTTGCAAAACCGCCGTATTGACGAGCGAGCGTTATTCCTCAACCCATAGCAAAATTTGTACGAATAGCCACCCGGCAACAATTGTGATTGCGCCGCCCAAACTTAAAAGCAAAAATATTTCAATCACAGACACCCCGCATTTCCCAACCCATTAAAAAATAATTCCAGCGCATAACCATGTTTTGTTGGGTAAATCTTTCGCCGTCCCACTCTAATTCTTGTGCTGAATAACCTTTGCCTGTCATGAGGGCAATAAAAACTTGTCTGGCTTTCATGCTTGTGCATCTTTCTTAGATAAAACTGGAGTTATGGATGTAGGCCATTTAATGTTGTATTGATCCCATCTATATAATTTTTCTTTGCTTTGATCATAAGGAGCATCTACAACATATTGCACAATTACCTCGGCAGATAGCACCAGATACCCGTGAGCATATTGAGGCGGTATCAACAAACTTTTCGAGGCATCTAATTCAATGCCAAACCATTTACCTGTGTTTGGGTCTAACACCACATCAAATATCTTGCCCACAATTGGCATAACAAATTTAGTCTGATCTTGGTAGTGCATTCCCCGTAAAACACCAAACGTTGAAAAAGCACAATTAAGCTGGCGATAGCTGCCTCGCATGGGAATTTTAGAATTCCACATCTCCAGAAAATAACCCCGGTTGTCCAAAAATTTGTAGTTGCTGACAACTTTAATTCCCGGCAACATTTCGCCATTCATGTGCCCTCCTTTGGCGGTGTCCATCCCATTGCGCCTCCACCACAAATGTTGCATTCCATCGCGCGCCAGCCTAAAGCCGCCAACTTTTCATAGTCCACAGGCTCTTTCTCTGCCACAAGTTTGGCAAAGTGATAGCGGATATACACCTCGCCATCTTTGATTGACTCTCGCATGGCCTTTTGCCAAAGAATGTCGATTTCATCTTGTGTCATTTTTTTAATCCCCTGATGTACATTGAAAATGATTCAACAGTAGACCGACCAAACGGCCCTGTAAATTTTGTTTCCAAATGCTGTGCTATTTCTTCAATCACTCGATTTCGTTCAGCGTTTTCAGCAAAACGCATGATCTGGTGTTTCCTAGACCCTTGCAGACCCCAATCGCCTTGTTTGCGACTGAGTTCCTCAAATGCTTCATCTTCTTCTGTCATAAGTCCCCCAGAATGCGCCATTCCCGTTCTTGGCGGTTTGATTTAGATTTGACTGTTTTGCCCGTCAAACCAATCAATCCCAGCGTTTCCAGTTCTTTTAAACGCCGTGCCACTTGATTGCCATCCAGCCCTGTGTGGGCGGCGATGCCATCTTTGCCTTGCGGCCCGTGCTGGACAAGACAGGCCACGATCAGCGACCCGTGTTTTTTAGCCAATTCTTTGGCGTTGTCCGCTGCCACAAACGAGGTCAGCGGGTCAGATTTCCTTACCCTTGGAAATATAAATTCAAACATGATCAAAAGGGCATATCGTCATCGTTATCTGCTGGCAAGCCCGGCAATTTTGATTCGTAGGGGCGTGGGTCATTAATGTATGCCCAGCCGTCCCACCCATTTTCTTTGAGTGGAATAACGTCCAGTTTTAGCATTTCGCCATTGCGGGTTTCAATGATTGACCCAATCCGTTGATAGCGGTTCTTTTGTTGGCCTTCTTTGTTGGTGTACTGGCCCACGATGGCGGTGATTTCTTTTTTAACTTTAGACATTATTTGCTTTCAATGATTTTGTTGAGTTGCTGAACTTGGGATTTGACTTCTGCAAGAAATTTAACAATCTCTGCTTCAATCTCTGCGATGTATTTGTCATCACGCTCAACCCGTTTGACAAATAATTGCGCCTTCTCTGGCATTCGTGGGTCAAACACCACATAGTCAGTCCATTTGCGACCTGTGCAAGCCATTTGAAATTGCATTTGGGTGATGTATTTGCTAGGCACTTTTTGGGATAGCAACGTTTCAATCATGGTCAGAGTATTGGGGCACTTGATCTCCACTAACCCATCGTCCCCAACAAGGCCATCAGGTGACGCACCAGCCCATTCAATTGTTGGGTGACGTACAAACCCTACTTCTTCCACCATTACGCCCTGTGCCGCCTCATAAGCCGCCCGTGCAAATGGTTCTTGATCTGTACCCCACTGCATCGCGGCATTGGTGTATGACTCTTGTTTGGTAAAGGTCAGGCGTTCAACTACAAGCTGGGCCATGTAGTTGTCGCGGCTGGTGCTGTAACCCGTCTTTGTCTTAGCGATTACATCTGCAACCCTGCTGGCGGTAACTTTGCCCAGACGTTGGTAAAACCATTCGGTTGAACCTTGGATAATTTCAGTTTCCATTTTCTTTTTCCTTTTTAGCTTTAGCGATGCGGTCTGCCTTGGCCCTGATAACTTTGGCAATCCATGTCTGATCGCCCTTGCAAGCCTCATAAGCTGATTTGTAGGCAAGCTGCAATTCTTCTTTGTTGGCGCTGGCATCAATGGCGGCGATGTGGTCTGCCATCATTCCAGCGTCAATCTGTGGCGTTTCTGTGCGGCGTGAACCGGCATTGCCATCGTCATCTTCTGGGGCGAGGCCAGTGGCGGCTAAAAGGCTGTAACGCCGAGCGTAGGTCAAGGCCGAGCCATACCCTTGGGGGTCTTGTTTAGCGGCTGGTACATGAAGCAACCCGCATTCCATTGCTTCCCCAGATTCATGGACAAAGATTGTCTCAACCATTACGCCTGTTGGACAGTCATAAGTGCGCTGCATTAGGCCAATCCCGTTGTCGTTTAAAGCCCCAATGACGGCCTCAATGCAATTACTGAGGTCAGCATACTTAGACCGAAAATGAGGGTTTGTGCTAGTCTTTAAAGCTGGCCCAAATGCCTTCTGTGCTTTAACAAAGGCGGCGGCGATTTGTTTTCCAATTGGTGTTTCCATTATTCAGAGTCCTTTGCAATAAGTTTGGTTTCAAGTTCTTTGATGTATTCCCGCGAGGTTTCTAAAAGGTTGATGTGTGTACGCAAATGTGACTCCAACAATCCAACGTGGTAGGCCAGCCGATTGGCGGGCGGTTCGCCAAAATACTGTTTGTCTGCAACTTCTTTGATGGACTCAATGATTTGGTCTGCGTTCATTTCATGGTCTCCAAATAAAACAATCAAGGGCAAGCACGATCAAGGCAACCAAGGCCAAAGCCCTGATAACTTTGTCGCCAATGGAATGTTGGGCAACATGGATTTCTATAGCAGCGCCATATTCCATGGTTTTTGGAAAAGCCTCATTCATCGTTCTGGGGTATCTGGGGTACTTCATCATCGTCCTCCTCTTGTGTGGGTTGATCGTCTGGGTGTATACGGCGGGTTAGGATTTTTTCCCAAGCCCATTCTGATTCGTCAATTTCTGAGTACATGATTAAATAATCCAGCCTTCTAACGTGGCTTTAATGGGTGCGTTTAGCCTGTCGTATGCAGCCAAGTCTTCGGGCCATTGCATTGCACGTTCAATGTTGGTGTATTCTTTTTCTGTTAATGCAATTATTTTTTCTTTATGCAATTTAGCAATGCGTTGACGAGCAGTTGCATAAGCCCACAAAGTTGCCGATGGTTGATCAGCAAAAGACTTGCTACGCTGTTGTGCGCCAAAGTCTTTCCACACACCAAATTCGCGCCGTGCGTTTTGCACATAAGCGCGAAAGTCTGTGCCGTTGTCGCGGAATCCAACAATAAAGCCAATCTCACGGCCTTTGCTGTCTAGCTTTCCGCTATTCATGTATGTTTGAGTGATTACGCCGTATTCCATCTTGATACTCCTAAAAAGACCCTTATGCGTTTTGCTAGGGCATGGGCGAATCATAAGCCAACTTATATATCCCAGTCAACCGTGGGGGTATTAGCGCCCTAATGTACAATTTGCGTATGAACAAGGACAAATTTATAGCACTAGCAGGCTCACAGACTGAGCTCGCCAGAATCTTGGGCATCCACCAATCGGCGGTTTCCCAATGGAAAGCCGTGCCACAAGCAAGAATTTGGCAATTGATGGTATTGCGTCCTGAGTGGTTTTCAATGTAAGATTGTTTGAAACCCGGCTAGGTGGGGAGTCATGAACCCACCGAAAAGAGAACCCACCCCTCCTGCCGAAGTTTCTTTTCTGGGTGGATGTTTAGGCGTGGGAAATGCACTTTTACCAATTCCATATTGGTGACTACAAGTCACATACACACCATCTTTCATTGACGGAAGATTTGGCCTTTAGGCGTTTGCTAGATCACTATTATTTGCATGAAGTTCCCATAAAACAGCGGGACATTGCCAGACAAATAGGGATGCGAGACAACGAACAGGACGTTTTGACCGTGCTAGACGAGTTCTTTGTTTCCACAGAGGCTGGCTACATAAACCCCCGTGCGGACGAGGAAATTTCCAAATATCGCAAGTTCTCAGAGGATGGAAAAAAGGGGGCTGCAATGAGGTGGCAAAAGCCCCCCAATGGGGAGGCTAATAGCCCCCCTAATGCCACCCCAATGGCAACCAATAACCATAAACCAATAACCAATAACCATATTAAAGAATCTAAAGATTCTTTGTCGGCGGGATTGCCGACTTGCCCCCATCAGGACATTTTGAACCTTTACAAAAAGCATTTGCCCCAGCTTGCCCAGCCAAGGGTGTGGGATGGGTTCAGGCAGACTAACCTACGGCAAAGGTGGTTGCAAGCCGCCAAACCATCTGTATTTAGCCCGCAGGGATATGCAAGCCAAGCCGATGGGTTGGCATGGTGGGATTCGTTTTTTGCCTACATTGCTAACGATACCAAGCTGGCAAACGGGTTTGAAACTAAGGACAGGACATGGCGACCTGATTTGGTGTGGATAGTGAATGCAAACAATTTCGCCAAGATAATTGATGGAAAGTACCAAAAATGAACTTTGTAAAACCAGACACCAAAAAAGACCCGATTGACGAGGTTCAGCGCCTGATGTGCTCTGTGCCAGGATGCCCCAAACGTTGGTCGGTTCACATGGAAGGCCAGCGCCCAATGTGTTCTGAACATCAATGGTCAGGCAGCAAACCAGTCAAAAAGGATATTTCTGCCTTGTTGCCCAACAGCAAACCCGTGAAACATTGGATGGATGATGGGGAGGTATTTTGAATGAGTTGGCTTTATTCGCGGGTGCTGGTGGAGGAATACTTGGGGGACACCTCCTTGGATGGCGAACAGTCTGCGCCGTTGAATGGGAATCCTACCCAGCTAGCGTATTGTGCGCCCGACAAAATGATGGACTTCTCCCGCCTTTCCCGATTTGGGATGACATACAAACCTTTGACGGCAAGCCGTGGAGAGGAATTGTTGATGTCGTATCGGGCGGCTTTCCATGTACCGACATCAGCGCAGCTGGAAAAGGAGCCGGAATTGATGGAGAAGCCTCTGGAATGTGGCGAGAAATGGCGAGGGTCATTTGTGAAGTACGACCCAGATTCGTCTTTGTGGAGAACTCACCAATGCTCACTTCTAGGGGGCTTGGACGAGTTCTTGGAGACTTGGCCTCAATGGGGTTTGATGCGAGATGGGGAGTGCTGGGAGCAGCAGATGTTGGCGCAAACCATCAGAGGGACAGAATCTGGATTGTCGCCAAATGGCGTGGACAGCTTTCACACGCCCAACACGACAGGATTAGACGGTGGGAGCAACAGCAGGAAGGCATTGAAAAAGAAAATGGAGAATTGGCCAACTCCTCGATCATGTTCAGCAATGGCGGCAACGATAACGCCAGAATCAGCATGGAACGAAAAACGCAATCCGAATTTGGAAACAATAGTAGGTCAACGGTTATGGCCTACACCAACATCACACATGGCAAAGGAAACCAATGCGCCCAGCGAACACAACAGGAACACGCCAACCCTAACGGCACAAGTGAACTGGCCAACACCCAGAACCAAGGGAATGTGTGGAGGAAGTGGCAGTTGGGATTTGCTAAACAAAAACACTACCAAGGAAGAAGCGCGACAAATGGGCGCAGGGAATGGTGGGAAGTTGAACCCAATGTGGGTCGAGTGGCTGATGGGGTGGCCGCTAGGGTGGACAGACTTAAAGCCATTGGAAATGGACAAGTCCCATTGTGCGCCGCAACCGCTTGGAGAATCCTAAGTGAACTACTTTGACGCACACAAACTTTTGGATAGGGTAAAAGATGGACAAACCTTCAGCCGTGTCGTTATCGACCGAGCGCTTGCGCTTACTGGAGACCATGAGGCACACCGAGGCGAAAGAATGGTTGCAGAGGTTCAACCAGAAAATCAAGGATGTGGGCAAAGAAAAGGCGACTGCTTGGTGGCAAGCAACAATTGCAGACATTGCACGGCGCAGGGGCGAGGTTGCCGCTGATGACTTACGAAAGCGCATGAATGCGATACGCCGCGAGGGTTGATGCCAACCAAGACCAGATTGTTAGCGCTTTGCGAGCCGCTGGCGCTAATGTCTGGATTATTGGCCTACCTGTTGACCTTTTGGTGGGATACAAGGGGCACACCTTTCTGGTGGAGGTCAAGAATGGCCCTAGAAAGCGTTTAACGGCCCTACAAGCCGACTTTTTTAAAAGTTGGGGCGGAGGTACGCTGGCAAGGATTGACGGCCCAGAAGCGGCCCTACACATGATTGGAGTTTTAAAGTGAAACCAGAAGATGCCGCTCAAGACATCCGCAACAAAGCCCGAGCATATGGCGATGCCAAAGCCCAGCGGGTTTATCTTGAGGAATTTCGCAAGTCTAAAAAAGCCCTTTTGATGAAAGATGCCCTGCAAATGGGCTACGAGGCGGCAAACGCCCAGGAACGCGAGGCTTACGCAGACCCCGAATATCACACTTTGCTAAAAGGGCTGGCGGCGGCAATAGCGCAGGAGGAAACCTTACGCTGGGAGATTGAGGCGGCAAGGCTTGACATTGAGATATTTAGAACTAGAGAGGCTACCAACCGATTGCAAGACAGGGCGCACCAATGAAATGCCCCGAATGCGGGACATGGACAATAGTCAAAGAAACGCGAATGTTGCAACAAAATATTCGAAAAAGACGATACGAATGTGCAAATATGCACAGGTTTTCCACAGCGGAGAGATTAGTTGATACCAAAACGCGAATACGTCCGATCAAAAAAGCTGCTGAAACTGGTGGCAAGCCTTGACTGTCAAGCCTGCGGGTCTGGCAATATGGTGCAAGCGGCACACACAAACTGGGGCGGCGGCAAAGCCAAAAGCATCAAAGCTGATGACAATTTGGTGGCTGCGCTGTGCCTTGGATGCCACTACGAGATTGACCAAGGCAAAAATTTAAGCCGCCAAGAACGCCAAGAAATGTGGCTAAAGGCCCATCACAGGACAATTGACAATTTAAAAGACGTATGGCCCAAAGATGTGCCATTTCCGATAGAATCAGATGGCAGTAGCCATTAGGGGGGCTGTGTCCCCCCTCTTTTTTAGGGGATGCTATGGCAGTTGAAGACAAAGATGTAGCGGATTTTGTTAGTACGCTACTGCATTCCGGCACAGTTGCCCACTTTATGCACCTTGGCACAGACAGCCTTGGGGTGCATTTGGCTACGGGTGACTACTACACCACAATTATTGACTTGGTAGACCAGTTTGCCGAGGCATACATGGGGTGTTACGGGAAAAAGATAAAGAACTTTCCCGAGAACTTCCACAATGCCAAAGACCCCATTAAATACTTGGAAAGCCTGTCAAAGTACGTGGAGACCAACCGCAAAGCAATGCCTGATGACACTCAATTGCAAAACATCATTGATGAAATTGCCCAATTGATTGACTCAACCCTATTCCGCTTGACGCTGAAATGATCAGGATATTTGCAGGATACGATCCGCGAGAGGCCATTGGCTATCACGTTTTTTGCCAAAGCCTAATTGAGAGATCAACCGATGGGGTGGCTATAACCCCCCTATTTGGCAAGCAAAGGGACGGGACAAACGCCTTTACCTATCAAAGATTCCTGATTCCTTATTTCATGGGGTTTCAAGGACGGGCCATATTTTTGGATGGCGCTGATATGCTGATGCTGGGGGACATTGCCGAATTGGACAAGCTATTTGACCCCACCAAGGCGGTGCAAGTGGTCAAACACGACTATCAGACCAAGCACCCAAGAAAATATATCGGCACACCAATGGAATCGGCAAATCGGGACTATCCGCGCAAAAACTGGTCAAGTTTAATACTTTGGAACTGCGCTCACCCCCGAAACAAAGTGCTGACCCCAGAATTTATCGAGGAAAACAGCGGAGCAGACCTACACCGATTCGGATGGTTGCCAGATTCACTTATCGGTGAAATACCGAGAGAATGGAATGTGCTGGTGGGTGAGCAAGACCACTTGAGAATCAAGATTGCCCACTACACGTTAGGAATACCAGAATTTGAATATTATGAAGATTGTGATTATTCTGAGGAATGGAAACGCACCAAAGGCAGAATGATTAACGGCCTTATCAAAATGAAGGATACCCAAGATGCCTAGCACCTCAAAGAAACAAGAGAAATTCATGGCGGCAGCGGCGCATAACCCTAAATTTGCAAAGATGGCGGGTATTCCTGTGAAAGTTGCCAAGGAATACAACAAAGCCGATCAAGCTAAAAAACCCGTAAAAAATGGCTGATTACAGAGATTTGGCAGCGGCGTTGGGTGCTGGGTATGGACAAGATACCGGGCCGATAACCGCTGACACATTGCAAACCTTAAAAAGTGGGTACAGATCGCCCAACTTTTTGGGAATGCTTGCCGACATAGGGCGGGGGTCTTTGAGTAATCTGGAATCGTTGGTTAGGGGTGGAGTGGCGCAAGTGCCGGGAACTGCTGGAGACATAGAGGCATTGGCCCGAATGGGGCTAAACAAGTCTTTTGGGGCTGGCGGGGTAAACGTCAACCAAGAGACAGCATTGCCAACCACAGCAGACATAATGAAGATGTTGCCCCAAAGAATGACTCAAACAAGGCCCGAAACGGCTGGCATGGAGGAATTGGGCACAGTCATAGGGCCGGGGCTAGGAAAAGCCGTTAAACCCTTGGCAAAGGCTTATGGTAATTTGGCCTTGGAAGAGATTGCAATGGCAAGCACAGGCCAGCCCACCAGATCGTTGCTGGGGGACATTACACCCAAGCCCTTGATGGTCGTTGAAACTAATGCTAAAAACATAAACAAATTGCCATCTGATTATTATGAGCTAAACGGCATGGCTACACAAGCCTACTCAGACTTACGCGCCAAACCAAGCCAAGAAACTGCTGATTACTACAAAGCAATTATGAAAGCCCGTGATGAGGCTTCTAATAATCCCTCAAACAACTATACGTCACCTGTGCCTGATGTAGAACCACAAAGCTACAAAGGTCAACACGCTGCACCAACAAAAGATGGCGGCGCTGCCTTATGGGACATGAAAGGAATTTATCCTGATGACTTTTACAGTTCAAAAGGCGCTCAGTATTACGGTGATGGAGCAGAACCATTAAGAGATGCCATGATTGTTCGACAAATGCAATCAATGAAAAATCGTCCAAATGCTCCAGTAACAATTTATCGCGCAGTTCCTAAAAGTGTTTCAACGAAAGAAGCATTGAATACTGGGGATTGGATAACGCTTGATCGTCAATATGCAAAAGAGCATGGTGAGGGTGCATTAAATGGCGATTACAAGATTGTTAGCAAAACAGTTAAAGCACGTGATTTATTTACAAATGGTGATTCAATTTATGAAATGGGATATGATCCACAACCACGCATTTTGAAAACAAAATAGTTATGTCAGAAACTAAAGTAGTTAAAGATAGAAAAAAGGCAGGAGGGCGCACCATAGGAACGCCCAACAAGGCCACAGCACAGGCTAGAGAGGCCATAGCCGCCTTTGTTGATGGCAACGCATACCGCCTTACCGAGTGGCTAGATGAAGTCGCTAACGGCGATCCTAGTCGAGACATAAAGCCCAACCCAGCAAAGGCGTTTGAACTCTTCCAAAGCGTAGTGGAGTACCACGTACCCAAGCTGGCAAGGACTGAGGTGACTGGGGCAGATGAAGGCCCGATAGAAATGGTGGTTAAGTGGGCAGCAGAGAAATAATCCTTCCCTACGCGCCCCGTAAGGCGTTCATGCCCTTTCACCAAAGGACAGAGCGTTGGTCATGCTTGGTGGCACACCGCAGGGCTGGCAAGACAGTAGCCGCCATTAACGACTTGATTAAACGGGCCATAACTGAGGGCAACAGGCAAGCCCAATATGCTTACATTGCCCCATTCAGAAGTCAGGCCAAGCGGGTAGCATGGGATTACATCAAGTATTACGCCGCACCGATAACCAAATCCACCAATGAAAGCGATCTGATGGTGGAACTGGTCAATGGGGCAAAAATCATGCTGTTTGGTGGTGATAACGCTGACGCAATGCGTGGAATGGGGTTCAACGGGGTGTATTTAGACGAATACGGCGATTTTCGGCCTAGCGTCTGGGGTAATGTCATAAGACCCACTTTGTCTAGCACTATGGGCTGGGCCGTGTTTGGGGGCACTCCCAAGGGTAAAAACCAGTTTCATGACATATATAGGGTCAGTCAGGCTACACCAGATTGGTTTTTATTAAGACTCCCCGCCTCGGCATCTAAGCTATTGCCGGACACAGAACTAAGAGCCGCCCGGGAGCAATTGAGCCAAGATCAGTACGATCAAGAATATGAATGCTCATTTGATGCCGCCATTTTGGGGGCGTTTTACGGGTTGGAGATGCGCCGGGTGGATGAAGAGGGGCGTATCAAAGAGTTGCCATTTGAGCCAGAAAGCCCGGTTTACACAGCTTGGGACTTGGGTTACCGGGATGACACCGCGATTTGGTTCTATCAAGTGGTCAGGGGCGAAATTAGGGTTATGGACTACTTTGCGGTCAGCGGGGCAAGCATCGAGGAAATATGCCAAGCCGTAATTGACAAGGGGTATCTCTACACCCGGCATTGGTTGCCCCATGACGCACGGGCCAAAACATTGGCAAGCGGTGGAAAGTCAATCATCGAGCAGTTAGCCGAGCATTTGGGCATGAGCAAGTTGGCAATAGTGCCCGAAATTGGGGTGCAAGACGGCATCCAAGCGGTGCGGATGGTGCTACCTCGGTGCTGGTTTGATCCAAGCTGTGACGAGGGGCTTGAGGCACTCAGACAGTACCAAAGAGAATATGATGAGGACAAAAAGGCTTTTCGACAAAATCCCCGCCATGACTGGTGTTCGCACCCCGCAGATGCCTTTAGAATGTTAGCAGTAGCCTATAAAGTTGAGGCTAAAGACGAAAAACCGCCCAAGGGCAAGACCCTACAAACCATCACACTTGATGAACTGTGGGACTTTGAGACTGAATACAAGCAGGAGCAGAGAATATGAGTCAACCAGTAGCCGAAGTCGGTGGATACAAAAACATCACAGCAACGGGCGCGGTCACTCCCGGCCCATGTCAATTGATCGGGTTTTACGTCAACAGCACCACGATTGGCACATTGGTGCTACGCAATGGCGGCGCAAGCGGTGAGGTAATGTCCGGCACAATTACCCCGGCGATTGGGTTTCACCGATTCCCCGCCAACGTGGGTGTCAGCCTGTATGCCACGATTGCTGGAACTGGCTTAGATGTGACATTTTTCTTTGCTGCGGGTAGCTGATGGCATCCTACGAAGACGCATATGAGGGGGAAGACCCCGGCCCGTTTTGGCATGACCAGATCGAAAAAGCTACCAAGATTTTCGACAAGTGGGAAAAGCGCGGACACAAGGTAGTTAAACGCTATAGGGATGAGCGAGATGCGGTAGAGATGCCGCGCATGAAGTTCAACATCCTTTGGTCAAACATACAGGTGCTTTTTCCCGCGCTTTATGGCAGACAAGCCAAGCCCGAGGTTTCCCGGCGCTACATGGATCAAGACCCCGTAGGCCGTTTGGCCTCAACAATGCTTGAGCGCGTCATGGAGTACGAGGTTACCCAATTTGGGGACTTTGACGCTGCCATGCAAGGCGCGGTGCAAGACCGATTGCTACCGGGACGGGGCACGGCGTGGATTCGCTACGAGCCGATCATTACCGGGCCAGAGCCAACCGAGTACATGGGTGAGGTTGAGGCCGATGAAGGCGCAACCATTAGCAATGCCGAGGAAATAGAACAGATTGATGCGGCGCACAGCCCAATAGATTACGTCTATTGGTGCGACTTCATCCACAGCCCCGCCCGTACATGGGATGAAGTTTGGTGGGTTGCCCGTGCTGTCTATATGACCAAAGAAGAGGGCACAGAGCGCTTTGGGGATGTGTTTAAAAACGTGGGCATGACCTCCGAAAACACAGACATGGACGGCAAGAACCCCCAGACTGCCAAACAGGGTTACGACAAAAAAGCCAAGGTATACGAAATTTGGAACAAGCGCACCATGAAAGTGTGCTGGGTTGCCAAGGGTTACCCACAGGCTTTAGATGAGCGTGATGACCCGCTGGAATTGGAAGAATTCTTCCCATGTCCCCGGCCTTTGCTGGCAACCACCACCACCGGGACAATGATTCCCGTGCCGGACTACTGCCAGTATGAAGATCAAGCCCAAGAACTCGACAACCTAACCCAGCGTATTTACTTGCTGACCAAGGCTTGCAAGGCCGTGGGTGTGTTTAACGCCGAGTTTAAGGAACTGGGCCGACTGTTTACCGAGGGGGTGGACAACAAGTTATTCCCGGTGACGGGCTGGGCCGCAATGAGCGAAAAGGGCGGTTTGAAGGGTGCTATCAATATGATGGACACCACCCAGATCGTTGCTACGCTGGCGCAGTTGTACGGGGCGCGGGAACAGGTCAAGCAGATCATCTATGAAATTTGTGGCATCAGCGACATTTTGCGGGGCGCAAGCAAAGCACAAGAAACTCTAGGCGCACAACAGCTAAAAGCCAACTTTGGCAGCTTGCGGTTAAAGAGCGCCCAAGGCGATGTGGCCCGGTTTGCGTCTGACATATTTAAGTTAAAAGCGCAGATTATCTGTAAGTTTTACCCGCCTGAGTTGATTGTGGAAATGTCTGGGGTGATGAATACCCCAGAGGGCCAAGACCCGCAATTGTTGCAAGCCGCCATTCAGATGCTGTCCAGCGGCACGATTCGGGACTACCACATAACTGTGGAGAGCGATTCTCTTGCCCAGATTGATGACCAAGCTGAAAAGCAAAATGCACAAGAGGCGATTGCCGCTATCGGTGGATTTTTGCAAAATACTTTGCCGATGGTGCAGGGTGCGCCCGAATTGTTGCCGATGGCCTCTGAGATGCTTTTGTTTATGGTTCGCCGATACCGCGCAGGGCGTGGATTGGAAAGCGCCATTGAACAGGCCATGAAACAGCTACAGGTTAAGGCGCAACAGGCTATGGCACAGCCCCCGCAAAATCCCGAAATGATGAAGATGCAGGCCGAGCAACAGGCCGAGCAAATGCGGATGCAAGCACAAGCGCAAGGCGAGCAGATGAAAATGCAAGCCGAGATGCAATTGGCGCAGGCTAACGCCCAGCTTGAAATGCAAATGCAACAGGCCAAAACTCAAGCGGATATGCAGCTTGAGCAGATGAAAGAACAATTCCAACAGGCTATGGCTAACCAAGAATTGCAAATCAAAGCCCGTGAGATGCAAGGCCGCGAGGAATATGACCGTTGGAAAGCTGAACTAGATGCGGCAACCCGAATCATGGTAGCCCAGATCGGCGCTAAAGCGGGGCTTGATCAAGCGGCATTGAGCGCACAATTGGCGGCATCTGAGGAAATTGATGCAACCCTTGGTGACGGCATGAGCGAGGCAATCAACCGCCTAGCCGATATGCACGGGCAGACGCTGGGACAGATCACCGGGGTAATGCAGGCTATATCTGCCCCCAAGCGGATTGTCCGAGGCCCAGATGGTAGAGCAGCGGGTGTAGAGTTGATCACATGAGTTTGGTTCTTCTTGACCGGGTGCGGGAAACCACAACCACAACAGGATCAGGCTTATTAACGCTGGATGGGGCGGTTACGGGGTTTCAAGGCTTTTCAGCGCTTGGCAACGGCAACACTACGTATTACACAATCCAAGGCACTACCCAATGGGAGGTAGGCATTGGCACGTATACGGCGGGGACACTTAGCCGGGATACTGTCATTAGTTCAAGCGCTGGCGGTTCTAAGCTGACCCTAACAGACGGGACAAAAGACGTATTTGTAACCCTACCCGCTGAGAAATTGGTAATTTCGGTAGCTGGGCGCACGGGTGAAGTGTCGTTAAGCAATACTGACATTAGCGGTTTGGGCACAATGTCAACGCAAAATGCCAATGCGGTGGCTATTACAGGTGGAACGGCAAGCCTAACAAGTTTAACAACAGCAACCATACAAGCTACAAATTCGGCTGGGTTATCCCTTAAAAATTCAGCGGGGACAACCCAGATCAACATGGGGGCTGGCGGCGGCGACAATCTTTCGTTAAATGTTTCAACAAACATTAACGGCACAAATGCCCAAGTTGACATTAGCCCAACGGGTACAGGTCATGTACACATGAAACCATCTGGAACGGGATCGGTAGAGATTGCGCCTACAAATGCCGGGACGATGGACAACATTACCATTGGTGCAACAACCCCGAAAAATGGCAGTTTTGTTGATTTGAGTGTTACGGGCACAACCAGTTTTGATGGCAGTCAGGGCACATCTGGGCAAGTTTTAACCTCTGCTGGCGCTGGCGCTACGCCTACTTGGACAACACCGACATCGGGCACAGTCACATCGGTATCTGGAACTTCTCCAGTAGCATCATCTGGTGGCGCAACCCCCGCCATTAGCTTATCGTCAGCTTACGGCGATACGCTAAACCCTTACGCTGTCAAAACAGCAAAGTATTTTTTAGCCGCACCCAATGGCGCTGATGGTGTGCCTGTGTTTCGGCTAATCGTAGCCTCAGATATTCCAACCCTAAACCAAAACACAACGGGCACGGCATCTAATGTCACCGGGACTGTGGCGGTGGCTAACGGCGGTACGGGCGGCACAACCGCAGCAGATGCCAGAACCAACCTTACTGCGGCAAAAAGTGGGGCTAACACAGATATAACCTCGGTAGGCTTGACTACGGGCACAATATCCACAGCCCCGAGCGCCGCGACTGATATTGTCAATAAAACATACGCCGATGGATTGACTGCCAAATGGGGTGCATAAGTGTTTGGATATGCAGCCTTTGCTGAATTACCCTTTGCCACGATAGGCGCGGCGATAGTACCGCCACCCTCCGAGGTCTTGCTGGGTGGACACTTTGGCTTTGATGAGCGCGACAAGGACACAAAACGGGTCAGGGAAGAAGAGGAAAAGCGCCGGGTAAAGATTAAAACGGCACTTTTTGGCCTTCCCCCCGAGG